AGCCTAATAATGTCTATACGACTTTAGCAGATGTGAGAAATGCACTGCAGATTGAAGACAGCCTGGATGATAATGATATCCAAGCAGCGATTCTTGCTGCAAGCCGTATGATTGACGAGTATTGCCAAAGATCTTTCTATCAAGAAGGCACATTAGCAGCACCTGTAACAAAATACTACACACCTGTAAGTCCGTGGTATTTAGAGATTGATGACCTTATTGAACCAACAGAGGTAAGATCAAGAGCAAACCAGTCTGGTCCATTCACACAAGTTTGGAACTTAGACACAGATCTTATGTATGAGCCTGTTAATAATCCAGAAGTAGGTATGCCAGTAACAAGACTATTAGCAATTCAGACATATGTCTTTCCTTACTTCTTTCCTCAGACAGTTAAAATAACTGGAGTCTGGGGTTTCAAAGCAATCCCTTACGAAGTAGAATTAGCCTGTAAGATTCAGGCAGCAAGATTATTTGTTAGAAAGCAATCTCCATTTGGTATTGCAGGCTCTGTAGAATTAGGAACAGTTCGTCTTAATTCTCGCCTTGATCCAGATGTTGAGATGCTATTAAAGACTTATCGTAGAAACTTTGGATTGGCATTCTAATGGCTATTTCCAATATCAATGGTGTAAGAGATGCGTTAAAAGCAAATCTACAGACAATAACAAACCTGAGAGTTTATGACTTAATTCCAGATGTTATTGTGCCACCATGTGCAGTAGTAGGACAATTAGATTTCACATTTGACATTGACAACCAAAGAGGTCTGGATCAGGCTTCTGTTGATGTATTTGTGATTGTACAAAGAATATCAGAGAGAAGTGGACAAGAAAAACTTGATGTTCTTTTGGCTGGAAGTGGTAATGGTTCAATCAAAACTGCTTTAGAGTCAGATAGATCATTAGGTGGACTTGTTAATACTCTAAGAGTTATAAGTGCTGAAAGTGGTACTTATCAGACTGGAGATCAAACATTTTTATCTTACCGTTATAACCTCACAATTTGGGGATAAGGAGAAACAATGGAATATGTAGTAACTAAAACAGCACTTCGTGGTAGACAGCCAGGTGCAAAGTTTACAGAGAAAGAATTGCTTGATTTAGGTGCTAATATTCAAAAGTATCTTGAATCAGGTAAGTTAAAAAGAGTAGACGCTTTATCAAAAGCACCTACACCAGCAGTAAAAGAATCACCAGCAATACAAGCAGTAAAGCAAGAAGTACAAGTGCAGAAGGAAGAACCTGAAGCATTTGTTTTTAAATCAGATAACAATGAACAAGGAGATAAATAACAATGGCAAGAATAGTACTTACAGATGTAGATGTAGAACTTAATGGACAACCTATTGGAGAATACATTTCGTCAGTTACAATCAATACGCCAGAAGATGTGGTTGAGACCACAGCCTTTGGCCCAGTTGGCGCAAGAACAAGAACTTCAGGACTTAAGGATCACTCCGTAGCCCTTGAATTTCACAACGACTTCGCTTCAGGAGCAATGGAATCAATTATTGATGGAATTGGAATTGGTCAATTAACAAATCTTGTTATCAAGCCAACTTCAGCAGCAATTTCATCAACTAACCCTGCTTACAGAGCAGACAATTCAGGCTCTGGAGCAACAAAGGCTGGACAAGTTTTGGTTTCAGAGTGGACTCCACTCAACGGTGCAGTTGGAGAACTTTCAACTGTTTCTGTCACATGGCCAATTTCAGGTCAAATCGTTAAGGATACAACTCCTTAATCATGGCAATCATAGTTTTAACTGATGTGTCAGTACAAATTGGACCAAGTTCAGGAACTGTGGTAGACTTAAGTGACCATGTTTCATCAGTTCAGTTAAGTACTGTACATGATCTTTTTGAAACTACGGTTCTTGGTGATGTATCAAAACGACAATTAGCAGGACTTGCAAATAATAGTGTAAGTTTTGACTTTTTGCAGGATTTTGATAATAACTCAGTAGAAGATACAATCGCTCCACTTGTAGGAGGACTTGCTTATTGCAAAATAAAGCCAAAAGGCAGTGCTAGTACAAGTGCTTCCAATCCCAGATACGAATTTGAGATTACAATTTCCGAATGGACCTCGTTAAATGGTGGTGTTGGTGAACTATCAACGGCACGAGTAACTTGGCCTATTTATGGAAATATAAATAAAATTACAACACCTTAAAGGGGTAAAAATAATGGATGGTTTATTCATAAAAGTCAAAACAACAGATGGTGAAGAAGGCGTATATCCTATTCGCCCAAAGACTATTGTTGCCTTTGAAAATAAGTTCAATAAGGGCTTTGCTAAATTACTTACAGAAGATCAAAAGTTAGAGCACATCTACTACCTTGCACATGGTGCATTGAAGGATGCTGGTAAGGCACCAAAGCCTTTTGGAGATGCGTTTCTTGACACACTTGAATCAGTGGAGTTAGCAAATGACCCAAATTCCGAATCCACAGAGACAGCCTAACCTATACGGTAGCAATGGTTTCTGTGGAGACAGGGATATCTCCAAACGATTTGCTTGAAGCACCTGAAGGTATACTTGAAGCAATTGTTATTTATCTAAAGCAAAAAGCAAAGGAAGCGAGCAGGAAATGAGTAAAGATGCTATAGTGTTAACTGGTTTAAAGGAAACACTAAAAGCATTAGAGCAATTTGACAAAGATGCAGTTAAGAGTTTTAATAAAGTTATTAACTCTGAATTAAGAAGTGCTAAACAAGATGCACAAGGCTTTGTCTCTTCTGCGCCACCACTTAGTGGATGGAATACTCAACCTGCTCGCAACCCTCGCTCTCGTGGTGGTGCTGGATGGCCTGCTTGGGATCAAAGTATTATTAAGTCTGGAATCTCAACCTCAAAGGCTGAAAGAAAAGTTAGCAAAGACTATACTACATCTGCTGGTGCCTTAAAGAATAGATCAGCCCAAGGTGCTATCTATGAATTAGCAGGTAGAAAGAACAAAAGCGCAGGAAAGAACAGGTTTATTAGTAACTTGGAAAAACAAGACGGAAACGCTTCTCGCTTAATCTGGAAGTCTGTAGATAAGAATAAAGATAGAATTGTAAAAAATGTGTTTGATGCCCTTGAAAAGGCTAAAGCAACACTAAAACAAAATTTGAATAAGGAGAGTGCATGATATGGCAACAACTGGAGCAGTAATTGCACGAATTGTCTCTCAGTATTCTGATAAAGGTAGTAAAGAAGCACAAAGAGATATTGCCAAGATGGGCAAAAAGATTGATGCATTTGGCAAGAAAGCAACAAAAGCCTTTGCAGCAGCAGGTGTTGCAACCGTTGCCTTTGCAGGTAAACTTGCAGTAGATGCTGTGCAAGGTGCCATGGAAGACCAAAAGGCACAGGCATCATTAGCAGTAGCACTTAGAAATACAACTGGAGCAACAGAAGATGCCATAGCAGCAAACTCAAGATTTTTAGATAGTCTTGAACTACAAGTTGCAATTGATAATGATGAGTTAATTCCTGCATTAAAAACATTAGTTCAAGGAACAGGAAATCTAAGCAAGGCTCAAGGATTACTCGCTTTAGCCACAGATATTAGTGCAGCAAGCGGAAAAGATTTGGGTTCCGTTTCAATGGCACTTTCCAAAGCATACAATGGTCAGTTTGGTGCTCTTACAAAATTAGGACTACCTCTTTCTGCTGCAACTATTAAAGCAAAAGATTTTACAAAAGCACAAGAAGAATTAGCAAAAATAACAAAAGGGCAGGCTGAGGCAGCAGCAAACACATTTGCAGGTAAACTAACAGGATTAAGGTTAAGATTTAATCAATTAGCAGATGGAGTTGGATACGCCCTAATTCCAGTATTAGAAAAATTTGTAGATCGTTTGGAAAATGAAGTTTTCCCTGCCCTTGAAAAATTTATTAGACTAAATCAACAAGAAATCGCTGATACCCTTGCTGGGACAATAACAGTTATTGAAAACTTTGGAAAAGCAGCAGTTAATCTTGCAAGCGCAATTGAAAGTCTTAGCCCTTTGCTTAAGTTTTTTGCTTCAGGAATTGCAAGTACCCTTCTTGCCATAAAATTATTTACTGGAGTAAAAGTGGTTGCAGGAATCCTAAAGGGATTCGGAAGAACCGTCTTCTTAGCAGGCAAAGAAATGAAGCAGTTCGGTGGTGAAGGTGCTTATATGAAGGAAGCCTTGCCTACGCTTGCAAAAGGCATTAGAGGACTTACTGTTCTTGTTAATTCTTTTAGAGTTGCTCTTGGTATGGCTGCCGTTACAGGAGCAGCAGCCTTTGGTCCAATTCTTGCAATGCTTGCAATAGCAGCAGCAGCAGTATTTGCAGTCTATAAAGGTATGCAATGGTTGCTTGACAAATCAGCCAAAAGAGATGTCAAAAGAGATGCCGAAAAAAGACAAAGAATTCAAAGAGAAATTGATGCTAATGCCGCACTTGCTGCTAGTTATGATAGTCTTGAAGTAAAAAAACAAAAAGCATTTGATAAACAAAAAGCACAGCAAGATATTATCCTTAGTCAATTTAAATCTATTGAAGACGCAGTTAAAGACGCTAACGCAACAAGAATAAAAAATGCTCAGGATGCTGCAAGAGAAGCAAGAATGAATGCAGAGCAATTAGCAGATGAACAAAAGAGACTTTATATCCAGGGCTTAGAGAGAAAAGGTGCTAAACAACTTGCCACTCTAAATAGAAATCTTCTTACAGATAAAAAGAAGATGGAAGTTCAACTTGCAGCAATTAAGAAGAACAATGCTAAATTAGATAAGCAAGGAATTAAACTTACAGATCCTGATGAGATGAATGCTATCCAGATGGAGGCTATCTATCAGAACCTTCTAAAAACTGGTAAAGTATTATTAGCAGAAACAACTAAGCAGCAAAAAGCATTAGATGATTTAAAACAAAAGGCTGCAGACGAATATAACAAAACACTATTGCGTCAAGCAGATATTGTTCAGCACCTTGATAAACTAAGAGCAAATGACATAGTTGTAATTGGATATTTGGCTAATAAGTGGGAAATGACCACAGAGGCTGCTGATATGTATATCAAGAGCATCTTGGCAATAGGCGAAGTAAAATTAGATGATGCAGGAATCCTGGCCATAAGAATGGCGTGGGGAATGTCTGGAGATCAGGCAAAGAAGTATCTTGAATTTACTGCTGCTATTAAAGCAGGACATGGCAACATAGGTAAAGAAAAACTTGAAGAACTTGGAAGAAAATGGTTTAAAGATTCTGATAACCCTACTGAGGCTGCACTACACTATTCTCAAGCACTTGATGCCTTAGCAGATCAACAAGTTGGTGCAGATGAAGTTAACAAATTAGCAGAAGCCTGGAATACTACACCAGATAAAGTTGCTGCATACTTGCTTGAAGTTGGAAAGCCATTTACTTTAACAGATGATGCAAAACTTATATTGTCTGCAGAGATGGTTGGTAAAATTGCTGGACAATGGGATAAGGCAAGATTGGCTTTAGAAGCCTATTTAAAGGCAGCAAAAGGATTTACCTTACCTAATACAAGTGGCACACCAAGTACTGGAAATCCAAGTGCAACAGGATGCCCTGCTGGAACTGCCTTAGTTAACGGGAAATGTACACCAATAGTTACTATTCCTCCTAAAGTTGCTGATCCTGTCTTAGGTGGTAGCAGAACAGATTCTGCAGCAGCAGCAGCAGCATACGCTGCAGCCAAAGCAGCAGGAGATCTGACAGGAGCAGCGTTAGCAGCAGCAGGAGTAACTCCAAGTGCATTAGCAGCAGGAGAATCTGGAGCAATAGGTGCAGCATCTATAGCAGCACAACTAAGAGCAGCAGAGGCAGCACAAAGAGCAGCAGATGCTGCAGCAAAGCAAGCATCATCATTAGCAGCGTTTAAGGCTAAGGAAGCACAAGATCTAGCAGCATCTCAAGCAGCATCAGCACAAATGGATTATGATGAAAGATTTAGATTTAGATCATTTTCTGCACCTACTGCAGATCCACCACCATCTCCTTCACCAACACCTAAGACAAGTGATTTAAAGATAACTATTGATGCAACAGGGGATGAGTTATCTACTGCTATTAGAAACAGCCTCTTGTTCTCACAGTCTAATGGTAACCAAATAACATTGCAGGCGATTTAAAATGACGCTACCAGTAATAAAAGTAGAAATTGACTTCTCAAGCGGACCATCGTTTGGCTATCCTTTTATTTTAGATAGTGCTGGTTTTGGTATTTTAGATACAAATATCTTAGCAGATGGGCCATTAGACCTTGTAGATATTACTCCTCAAGTTAGAAGAGTAACTACCCGTAGAGGCCGTAACAGACTACTTTCCCAGTTTGAGGCTGGAACTGCGACGGTAGTGTTAAATGATCCTAATTCAGACTTTAACCCTCAGAACACATCATCACCATATTATGGTAAATTGTTTCCTTTGCGTAAAATAAGAATTTATGCAGAAACAACACTATCTGGAAATCCTGTAAATGTGAACATATTTTCAGGATACATCAACTCGTTTGATACCTCGTTTTATCAAGGAACTACCGCAGATGCTACTGTTACACTACAGTGCGTAGATGGATTTCGTCTATTGGCAAATGTTTCTACAGAAGTACCTCCTATTCCAGGAGCCACATCAGGCCAATTATCTGGAGCAAGAATAGAAACTCTCTTAGATTTTGCTGATTTTCCTACATCTTTAATGCTTTTAAATCCTGGTGAATCGCAAATGCAAGTAGATCCAGGCGGAAATAGGTCAGTACTACAAGCAATTCAGACAATAGAAAATTCTGAGTTTGGTGCTTTCTTTATGGGTAGAGATGGAAAAGCAACCTTCTTAGATCGCAATACTATTTCTGTTTTGGCAGATAACATTGTCTCAGAGTATACAGATACAAATCCTTTACCTGCAGGTCAATTTCCATATGCTCAGGTTGACTTTGCCTATGATGATCAGCAAATTCTAAATGATGTTGCAGTTCAAGCATTAGGTGGACCAGTATATATTGCCACTGATGCAGCCAGTATTCTTAAATATTCCTATAAATCAGCAAATAGGAATGAACTTTTAATGTTAGACACATCAGAAGCAGAAGATCAAGCAAAAATGATTGTTGCTACTCGTAAAGATGCTGACATTAGAATTGACTCAATGCAACTGAACTTAAATTCAGATGTTAGTGAGTTAAATACTTTCAACAATTTACGCTTAGACCTATTTACAACAGTAAATATTACAAAGGCTATGCCTGGTGGATCAAGTATTACAAAAGAAGTATTCGTACAAGGAGTTACCCACGATGTGACTCCATTGACTTGGAATACAACAGTCTTCACTGCAGAACCTATTATTCAAGCATTTATCCTGGATTCCTCAACTCAGGGTATACTTGATACTAACGCTTTATCATACTAACATAAGGAGAAAACAATGCCTACAGGCAGTCCAAACGCTGGGTACAAGACCTTTAACACAGGTGATGTTCTAACTGCAGCACAGGTACAGTACAACCTGCAAAATCAGACAATAATGTACTTTGCTAACGCTACAGCAAGAGACGCTGCCTTAACAGCACCTATTCGTCAAGAAGGTATGTTTGCATATCTGGCTGACACAAACACCACAGTTTATTATGATGGAACAGCCTGGCAGTCCTTTGGTACTGGCGATGTAACTGGCTTAACTGCTGGTAATGGAATTACTATTACCAATGCATCAGGACCTGTTCCAACAATTGCAATATCAGATAATGCACTATTAATCTCACCTAAAGAACAGAATTTGATTTCTGCATCTGCTGCTACTGGAGCAATTAATATTGATATTTTGGTTGCAGCAGTTGATATTCGTACAGCAAATGCTTCAGGTAACTGGACAATAAATGTTCGTGGTAATTCAGTAACAACATTAGACTCACTTATGTCAATAAATCAACAGATTTCAGTAGTATTTGAATCACCACAAGGTGCTACAGCCTACTATCCAACAGCATTTAATATTGATGGATCAGCAGTAGTTCCTAAATGGTTAGGTGGAACAGCACCTTCTTCAGGAAATATAAACTCAAATGATGTTTATGTTTATACAATTAGAAAAACTGGAGCAGCCACATTTACTGTTCTTGCTTCACAAAATAAGTACGCCTAATATTTAACAACAAGGAGAACAAGTGAGTCCATTACAGCGTGACCCAAGTGGAATAGGTATTCAAAATAGGTACATTATTCCACCAGTCGTACCACCAGTCGTACCTCCAGTGGTCCCACCTGTTGTGCCACCTGTTGTTCCTCCAGTGGTTCCTCCAGTGGTTCCTCCAGTGGTTCCTCCAGTGGTTCCTCCTGTAGTGCCTCCTGTGAGCCCTCCAACGCCTGTAGTACCTCCTGTGAGCCCTCCTACACCAGTTGTGCCTCCTGTGAGCCCTCCAACGCCTGTGGTTCCTCCTGTAAGCCCTCCTACACCAGTTGTGCCTCCAGTAAGTCCACCTACTCCAGTGGTTCCTCCAGTAGTACCACCTGTGGTTCCTCCAGTAAGTCCACCTACACCTGTGGTACCTCCTGTAGTTCCTCCAGTAAGTCCTGCAATGGGAACAACCTGTACGGCGTTTGATGAGTCTATTGGTTGCTGTACTTCAATAGGACCATGCAGTACTGGATTTGGTACTGGTTCAGCATGTTCACCAATCACTGACTTTGCACCAGGAACTGGTTGCTAATGGTATACTTATCCAAGGAGAATAAATGATAAACGAAAAAACTATTGGAGGCATAGGGACTCCCTTGGTATGGGTTATAGATGGGCAATGCCTATATGATCTTGCAGTAAAAGCAGAGTATCTTTCTGTTTTTATAGAATCTGATGAAGTTTTAGATGTTTCTGATGAATATCCTGAATATGAAGGCGTAACTGTTAGATTTATAAAAAACGGGGAGACAGTAGAAGACTTTCAAACATCTGAATATTTTGCTACAATACTACTAAGTGAACCACAGGTACTAAGTCTATTTGATTACCCATATGGGCACTTTGTAGAATCTCCAAATGCAGAATTTGATGGAGAAAAGTTTATTATTACAAATAGAAATATTTTACATTTGCCTGAATGGCATCCAAAAAATCCAAATGCTCCTAAAGAGTATTTTGATAAGTTTAAGTAATATCTAAAAGGGGTAAAAATGAGTAAGTCAAAGTGGCAAGAGTACAAGGAAAAGAATGGGGTTACGCCATTAGACATTCTTAATCCAAGGACTAAGCCTGCATCTCAAGAAATGGCAAATGAAAGATATGAAATCTGTTTGTCCTGTCCAGAATTAATAAACATAACCAAGCAATGCAAACAGTGTGGTTGTTTTATGGCAGCAAAGACTAAATTAGAATCAGCAAAATGTCCGTTAGGAAAGTGGTAAAAATGAAAGAATTAGCACCAGGAATTGTAGTATTTGAAAATGTGTTTCCTAATTCAATGGAATATATAACTCGCATTGAAGAACAAGGTATTTCTTGGAGACCAGCAGAAGTATTGGTAAATGAAGAAGAATATCAGTCTGGTACAAATACTAAAGCCAGAGATACTGATCTTATTATGCTGCCTCATCATGACTCACAAGAAATTGGAACTTTGGCGGAACTTACAAAAGAATTTCACAATAATCTAAAGCCTTGCTTAGATCAATATATGGCTACATACTTTGCAAAAATAGAAAAGTTTGAAAACCCACAACTTTTGCGGTATGGAAAAGAACAGCAATTTCATGACCATATAGATGATCATCCATTCTTTACTCGTAGAATATCTCTTACATACTACCTAAATGAAGACTATGAAGGTGGAGATGTAGAGTTTGGTAGATATGGCTTAAGATTTAGGGCTAAGAAGAATGACCTTCTAATTTTCCCTTCAAATTTTATGTACAATCATAAGGTTCACCCAGTTACAGATGGCTTAAGGTATGTGATGGTCCAATGGATGGCATAAACAAAGAAGTTGGTTTAATTAAAAATGTTCTAAACCCTGTTGATTTTGACAGGTTAAGAATGCATTTTAAAGAAAATATTCACCTTGCAAACATGCCTGTTGATGAGTTTGGTCGTAAACTAATTGGTGATTCTGACCCTATTCTAAAAGAATATGCTGAAATACTATTGCCAAAGGTACGAGAGTATTTCAATAGCAACACATTACTTTCGTCTTATTCTTTATTTGCAGAGTATTCTGATGAGACTATTAGCCTTCATAAGCATAAAGATTTAAATGCCTGCACATATACGCTTGACTTAGTTCTCTATCAAGGAGATCCATGGGCACTTTACATAGATGGTAAAGCCTACACAGCCAAGCCAAACGAAGCCATTTTATTCATGGGCGAAGAGTTAGAGCACTGGAGAGATACTCTATACAACAACACTGGCAAAATAGGAGTTGTTTTCTTTCATTATGTAGAGCCAGATCATTGGTATTTTACTAAGGGCCCTGAACATATCTATGAAATTTACAAGGAACACAATGATAAAAAATGAGCCAAAGAGATATTTCTCAAACATAGTTGGTCCACCAACAAATGAGCAACACTATTCAGAAACTTCTTATGGCAAAATTGAAATAAAGATAAAAAATATTTGGCTTAATCTAAAAGACAAACTAACAAATCGGAGGAATGATGACAAGTAAAGTTGAAGCGAGGTCAATAGTAGACTTCTTTCCACCAGAACTATTTGAGAAGATAAAGGCAAAAGTCCTTTCCTTAGACATGGGACCAGACGGACCACACTTCTATCACACAGTTGCTGGAAGATGGCTCACAGATATAAACTTTGATCCTGAGACAGAAGCAGAAATTTTAGAAATAGCAAAGAAGACATTTGGAGTAGACACTCTACAAAGAGCAGGATTCCACACAGGAAGATATCAAAAGCAAAACGGCATTAAGCCACAACTTTGGAAGCATGTTGATCAATCAGCCTGTGCATACTCATTAGATATCTGTATTGATAAGAATGTTGACTGGCAATTGGTTGCAGATGATAAAGTATTTGATGAAGCACCAAATCAATGCATAGTTTTTTCTGGTAACGACCATATGCACTACCGTCCAGAATTTCCTACAGAAGATGAAGACAAGTTTGTAACTCTTCTATTCATGCAGTTTGCAGAGCCTGATCACTGGTTCTTTACACAAAAGGATCAAGAAGGATTTGCTGAAAACAGTTGGAAGTCAGATTTTAAGTTTAGAGTCCAATACGGATACTGGTCTATGCCTGACTATAGTGATGGACGACCTGTCTGTAAGTGCTGTGACTATCGTCATGTTGCTACCTTTGAGGAAAAGTATCAGGCAGAAAAAGAGTATTGGGACGCTCTATATGGACCTGCAAAAGTGGTTTAAAGGGCAACTTAATCTTATAGAAATAGAAGTATATTCTTTCTGTAATAGAAAATGTTGGTTTTGTCCTAATTCGTTTATAGACAGACATTCTGATAACAATGTTATGCCAGAAGAAATGTATCTGTCTATCCTTAATCAGTTGGCAAAAATAGACTACGACAAGGAAATTACCTATAGCAGGTATAACGAGCCATTAGCCTATAGAGAGATTATCCTAAAGCGTATCTCTCAAGCAAGAGAAATCTTGCCAAAGGCTAAATTAAGAACTAACACAAATGGTGACTATGTTACCCTTGACTACATTCATGCTCTTAGAGACGCAGGTCTTAATGAGTTATTTATTCAGCAGTACCTGGCAAACAATGAGCAATACAACCATGCCAAGATGAAGAAGCGTATGCAACAGAAGATAAAGATGCTTGGCGTTGACTATGTGGTTATTTCTGACATAGACAATCACAGAATTGAGTATGACCTAATCATAGATGGGATAGTTGTACATCTAAGAGCAAGAAACTTCGCTGTAGAAGGAACTGCCAGAACTGAAAAAGTTGCGGGATTCAACGAAGAATATGTAAGAACCAAAGCATGTACACAACCATTCAAGAACATGTACATAGACTACAATGGTAGCGTAATGGTGTGTTGCAACACAAGATCAGATGTACCTGAGCACAAGGATGGAATAATGGCTCATGTAAACGATGCTCCTTTGTGGGAAATCTACAGAAATGAAAAGTATAAGCCTTGGAGAGACCACCTTGAAAATGATGGACCTAAGTCTGGTATTTGTAAAGGTTGCAAGATAGATCTAAAGGTAGAAGAGTTCTAATGTCCAACAACCAATTTGAACGACCAATACTTAACTTTGAAGCATACTATGATGAAGTTATCTCAGTGCCAAACGAAGATCTTCCTATTTATGTATTTAAGAATGTCAGAATTAATCCTTGGGCTAAAAATGAAAAACACTACGATATGCCTGGATATTGGATGTGCCTTACAGATGGAGGCAGACAATACGGACACTGGCTAAAAGAATCTGTAGGTGGATTTGTATATTGTCAATCAATATTTAAAGACTTAAAGCCTTTCTTTTTAGAAACATTTTCTGGAAGAGATAACTATACCTTTCACCCAATGTCTGAATTAATAGAGTTTGCTCATGGAAAGATTATGCAAGACTTTGGCGACCATGATATCTATATGATGGGCAATGAAATACATGACGCAAGTTTCTTTATAGAAAATCTTGTAATTATGATGGACAACCAAAGAGTATTCTTCAATAGCGAATTTCCATTCTTTGCAGAGGCACACTGTCCACAAGTTTCTAAGGCGTTGGCTAATTACTTTAAAGATTATAAGATTGATGATGAGCATCTACCTAAAAAGATATTCATGAGCAGAAAAAATGTTAGCGAAGATTTAAAAAGAACCAAAATGAACGAGAACCAATACTTTAAGAACAGATACTTTGAACCATGGGTAGAAGACGCAATAGAAAAAGCCTTTGTTGATAAAGGTTATGCTGTGGTTAATTGGTCTGGAAGACCTTTACAGGACCAAATAAGAATATCTTATAATGCTACACACCTGGCTGGAATTATTGGAACTGCATTTCATAATGCAATATGGTCACAAAACGGAACAACCTTTTATGCAATAAGACCAAATACAAAATATTTATTTGACTGGGAACACGACATAGTTAGATCATTAGAAAATGTTACTTACAGGAATGTAGATCCTTGGAACTGCAAAGATTATCAAGAGATGTATGATTTTATTTATAACTCTATAAACGATGAAAGTTAGTCTTGTTTTCGTATATAAACAAATCTAAATAGTTTTTATTTCTTATCTTTTTCTCTAATTCGCTACCTCTAACTTTATCAAAAGCAAAGTCTCTTGCATACCCCTGCTCAAAAAGTGTGTGTGGTATGTATGGAGTGTGAACTTTTTCTTCAATGCCAAAATCAGATAATATTTTATTAACCATTAAATTTTGTCCAACCTGACCCAATATTTGAACATCGTCAATAAACAAGTTGATTCTCTTTATTTTTTGTGCAAGAGCCCTTATTGGTGGATTAAGTCCATTAAAAAGAGTCTTTGTTTGAAAGTCTGGAGTATAAAACTTGGTAAGCCAAAGATCAAGGTCTTCTAAGTTTAAATCTAAAGTATCATCAACATGAAGTCCAGAATCACTTTTCCTTTTTCCAAAGGCATCAAAAATTCTAAGATTAGTAAATTCAGCCAGGGTTCTATCTACTGGGTCTCTGAAAATACTAAAAACATAAGTATCATCATCAAAGTCATCCCAAGTGTTGTGGTCATGAAATCGTAGATTTGAGGATGTATCAACACCATGCTTATTCAGGATTTTATATAAATTCTGCATAATGTTTATATCTACAGACACACCAATTGTCTTGGGTATATTCAAAAAGTAAAACTTGTTATACATAAACAAAGTATAGCAGAAACCCAATATAAACACCAATAAGGAGAACATATGAGCATAGAGCAGTGGGCAGGCTTTATAGTATCTGCAATCACAATAGCAGTTGCATTTGTAGGATCAGTTAGATGGTTAGTCAAGCACTACCTTTCTGAGTTAGTCCCAAATTCTGGAAAAAGCATGAAAGACCAGATCACCAGACTTGAGGGAAGAGTAGACGAAATAATGTTGCTTCTTATAGAGTCCAATAAGCCAAGGAAAATCAAAAAGACAAGAGATGACCTATAATGACTAAATCACAAAACGGTTGGCCAGCATCTAAAGACGAAAAGGAAATAGAAGTCAAGGTCTTTAAAGTTAAAGGCACTGATAGAAAAATGAGACTACAGAAGGACGCAGGAGTAATCTTGACTGCCTTTGCTGCTGAGTTTCACGCTCAGGTAGAGCCTATTGACACTGGAGTGTTTGACGATTGGGCATACGCTTATAGGGATGTTAGAGGTAGTGATTCTGATTTGAGCAATCACGCATCAGGCACAGCCATAGATTTAAATGCTACAAAGCATCCCCTACATGCAGAAAACACATTTACCAAGCAGCAGTCTGTTATAATTAGAGAATTATGTAAGAAGTACGGAATTCGTTGGGGTGGAGACTATGCAAAGCGCAAGGACGAAATGCATTTTGAGATAGTTGAAACACTTGACGAAGTAAAAGCAAGAATAAAAACAATGAAGTTAAAAAAGGAGAACAAAGATGGCTAAGGCCAAGATAGTTAAATCCAATAAAGAAAAGGCAATTGCTATGGCTCAGTCATGGGCAAGAGCATCTGCATCTGCAGTTTTAGCCCTTTATATTTCTGGAATTACAGATCCAAAGGTATTAGCAAATGCATTTCTGGCAGGTCTTGCAGCACCAGCATTAAAGGCATTGCAATCAAATGAAAAAGAGTTTGGACGAAATTCCAAATAACTGGTAAAATTAGATATTAAGATCACAACGCTACACACATTCATTAGGAAATTTTGAGCGATTCAGATCTTAAAGGTGGCCCTGGAAGCAATTCTGGGGCCATTTAAACTTAAACAACATAATATGGAACGACCAAAGCCTGAAAGTGTCTATAAACTACCGTAGAAGGCGTTTAAAGGGCATCTGACAGGAATACTCATGGGGAAATTCATGGGGTTAACTGAGGAGAAGACCTATTTTAAACAAAAATACATTTATCGCTGGATTATTTATAGTAATATCTGTTTTATTATTACAACTATCCAGCCCAACACCAGCAGTACCCGTAGTATATAAAGAAAGGCCACCTTTGATGCAGGTATCTGCAAAGCAGGTAGCCCAAGAATTATTAAATAAACAACAATATAAATGCTTTACCAAGTTGGTAGGAAAAGAATCTGCTTGGAATCCTAAAGCACAAAATCCTACCTCTACAGCCAGTGGAATAGGCCAAATGCTAGACTCAACTTATAGTAGTCTTGGCATGAGAAAATCCAATACAGGAGTAGCGCAGTTAGTCGCTACCCTCTCATACATTTCAAGAAGGCATGTCACACCATGTGGAGCCTGGAAACATTTTCAAAAGAATAGGTGGTATTAAAATGGAAGATAGAAGCGAAGAATTAGCAGATTCAGTAGAGTTTATTGATTGGGAAGTTCCTGGTCCAGACGGAACTCCTGTTAAAGTTACACTTATTTGACATACTTGAAACGCTTATGTTATAATTATTACAGTTGATTGCCTCCTAAGTATCAACTTTGTGAATTTGATTCACATACTACAAGAAGTCCTCCAAGTGCTTACTCTCATTCTCGCTTGGAGGGCTTTCTTTTTTATAAAATTTGACAATAGAAAAACTCTTCTGCTACAATAGGATTACTTCAGAGCGTTTAGAGATCGCATCAATGTTGGTTCTGGAGGGACTACGGGCAGATTGCTTAGGGTCTCGTTGAATTCTCACCGCAAGTGCTGAATTACGATGTAGTACAAATGGGCGAAGCCCTGTCTTTAATTTAAAGATTTATCTTTACATGTTAAAGACAGCCATGGGCAGAATATGAAAAGAAAAAAGATTTTAAAGGGGAAATAGATTATGGGAAGTAACACTAATTGGATAGATGAGAGAAGTCCTTTTAAAAAAGAAAAGGATTACATAGATAGTAGAAATACTACTCCAGGTTGGAAAACAATATTAAATATTGATAACTACATTAATTGTAGTGCTTGTACAAGAAGAATTAAAAGAGGGCAGAAGATGCTCTGGCACTCTGAAACAGATTCAAAGATGCATTTAGCAAAAGATTGCAAACTATGGTAAATAAAGAGCCAGGACTTTTAAGTAGATTTTGGAAACACAACGATCCATCAGAGTTAAATTATATGACTGATGAGCAAGTGGTACAATTAATAGATGAATACCTTGATAGATATATCACTGCCTATAAAAAACGGAATCCAGGAAAAGACCTACCTAACATAGGTAGTACACTTGCACAGGTAAGGAACAAACGATACAATGGAGACAACTATGGAAAGCAATAAATGGTTCATTTATGGTGGAGATATTATTCTTCAATCAGAAGATCAAGAACAATTAGAATTTGCTAATGCATGGATAATCGCTTTAAAAGAAGCAATACGAGAACAAATGATGGAGGAACTAAATGGGGGGAATGAGTTATCCAATGGATACGAGCAACCAGAATTACCAGAAGACATTGTCTGAGGTAAAAGAAAGCATTAATAAATCAATTCAGACAATAGACAAAATTATCTATTTGTTAGAAAATGAATGTTGCAAAGGTGGTTGCTGCAAATGAGATTTCACATAATTGGATTACCGCATACAAATACCACAGCAGAGTACGAAAATTGTGCCTATACAAATAAGATTATAAACTTTTGTAACATGATGACTTCCCTTGGTCATGAAACATTTTTATATGGCGGAACTGAGAATGAAGCCAATGTAACAGAATTTGTACCATGTATGCCAGAAGAAGAAAGACTTGCCCTATTAGATGGAAAGCATTTTTTACATGTTTCATATGATGCTGAATTAGAAGGATGGCAGTATTTTAACAATGCCGTCACAAATGCAATCAAGGAAAGAATAGAGCCTAAAGACTTTATATTGTTTATTGCTGGTTCTACACAGGTAAGCATTGCTAACGAGTTCCCTAAAAATCTCAGAGTAGAATACGGGATTGGCTATGGTGGAACATTTGCACCATTTAGAGTATTTGAGTCTGAAGCATGGAGACACTCTATTTATGCAATGCATAAGAATCCTACAGCAGTAGATGGAAGTTTCTTTGATGATGTGATTCCTGGATATTTAGATCCTGCTAAATACCCTTTGCAAGAAACCAAGGAAGATTATTATTTATATGTAGGAAGATTAATTCCAAGAAAAGGAATTGATGTGGCTTCACAGGTATGTGAGAAGTTAGGCAAGCGTCTAATTATTGCAGGTGTTGGAGATTTTAAAGTTCCTTATGGAGAACACATTGGTCCAGTCTATGGAAAAGAAAAGGCTGAGTTGATGGGTAAAGCCATAGCAGTATTTACTCCAACATATTACATAGAGCCGTTTGCCAATGTACATATTGAAGCACAAGTATGTGGAACTCCTGTAATTTCTACACCATGGGGAGTGTATTCTGAAACGGTAATCAATGGTCTAAATGGCTATAAGTGCCACACCTTCAAAGATTTCCTAAAAGCGGCGGAAGATGTAAAAAATCTTAATCCAAGAACTATACATGAAAGAGCAGTAAGTCTATACTCAGTAGATAATGTTAGATATCAATACGACACATATTTTAAGCGTCTATACACTCTACATGATAAGGGCTGGTACAGCCTTGACTAATATCCTCACAGGAAACTCACAGGATATTGTTATCAATTTGTTACCTAAATAAGGTCTTTTATTTGACAATATACAAACTCCAATGGTATACTTAATACATGCAGTTGAGAAACTGTAAGACTACAACAACTTAGGAGATTAGAAATGAGAACTTTAGATAGTTTAATGTGCATTTTTTGCGAAGGACATATCGCTGATGCAATTGATTACTCAACAACCCAATACTGTGGACAAGAAGGCAGTGAGGGAAATTGCAATGAATATAAGGGCATAATCACTTATCGTGAATTTAACGAGGTGTATGCATAATGAGTACAAAAATTTGTTCAGATTGTAAAGAAGAAAAAGATTTATCACAATTCTATTCTGGTCATGCTTGGAGAACATTAAAGTATGGTCATGATCGTCTTTGCAAGAGTTGCAGAAATGGTTACAATTTAAAAATGTCAAGAACGCAAGGAAGCAAAAGTTGCACAGTTGCTGATTGCGATAGGAGACATTATGCAAAAGGTTATTGTCGTTTGCACTATGATCGTGTAAGATTAACTGGTCAGACTGATTCAATGTTAGAAATTATTGGTGCTAATCAAGAAAAGAAAATCTACAGGAATGTAGATGGAAAACAAGTCTATTCATATTCATACTCACTTAAATCAAGACTTAAGTATAAATACAATCTAACTGTTGAACAGTGGAATGATCTTTCAGCAGATGGTTGCAATGTTTGTGGTTCTAAGCAAGAATTAGACACAGATAGAAATTTGCATGTTGATCACGACCATGCTTGCTGCCCAGGAAAGTCATCTTGTGGTAAGTGTGTTAGAGGTGCTGTTTGCAATAAGTGCAACACTGCAATAGGAAGATACGAAAAAAATACTCTTCGTGAAGACTACCCAAATAGAGAAAAGATTATTGGCTATCTTGTTGATTACGATATTCGTCGTAAAAGAGAGGAGGCCAAATAATGGAGAAAGTAACAGAGTTTGAAAGACGCTATATGAATATGTTCTTGGATAACGGAATAGGAATGCTTCCAGGTTCTGCAAGATCAGACTATCCAAATGCAACTGAAGAAGAATTTGTCTACATACAAATGGTACACAAAAGACTTGCTAAGTTCTATGACTTATACAGAGACAACTCAATAGGTAAGCCAAAGGAGTGGGAATGAGATGGATAAAAGAGTTTGCATCAAATGTGAAATTGAATATCCTCTTCAAGATGAATACTTTGCCTTGGCTAATAAATCAACTACAAGAAGAGTTACAGTCTGCAGAGTATGCAGAAAAGAATATGACAGGCAGTACAGAGAAGACAAGAAAGAAAGCGAAGTAGGTGGCGGAATGTATACAATCAAAGAAGAACCTACTGAGTCAAAGAAGCACAGAATGCTTAAGGCATTTAACTATATACACTTACAAGCGTTTGGAGAACAGATGACTGAGATGATATACTGGTGTAAGGCAGATGATTGTGTTCAGATATCTGACGACAACTGTGGTAAATGCGAAAAGACTATGGAGAAAATTGGCTTCATAGATTACAACGAGAATGAGGAGAAAAAGTAATGAGTAAAAAAATTAAGGCTAAGAAGTTAAACAATCTACAACTAATAGGAACATTTTTTGTTGACTCAGGTCAAGCAATCATTGGTGATCCATTGTATTTAGATAAGTGGAAGTCCTATGATGATGAAGAAAACTTTGATCTTGAAGACCATGTAAACAGAGTAGGCGAGTACAGTTACATGGGTGCTGCTAATGCCACACTAACTAATGGCTTTGGTACTTTAGGTGATCATGATGCAACTGTATTTTCTACAGGCAATGGTGATGGACTCTATCCAGTCTATGCACAGATTGAAGAAGTTGATGAATGGGGACCACGAGTGTGGGCAGTAGTCATTGACATGAGTAGAGAAGGCAGATATGTATTTGATAAGAGCCAACACAACCATTGTGAGTGCGAGTAATGACAGTGTTATGGATGGTTCTAACAGCAGTAGTAGCATTAGTGTATGCAAGAAGTATTCTTATCTGGACATTCGTAGCATATGTTCTTGGACCATGGGCATTGATACTAACATTGCTTGGACCAAATAAAGGTAAGTGGGAAAGAAGAATCCTTACACTCAATGCACTTAAAGAAGAAGTAGAAAAGATTAGTACACCATCAGAGTACAAAGACTTTGAAACAGTTGATGACTTGATGAAACAATTAGATAAAAAATAGGGGTAGACAAATGGAATGTCAGTTATGTCAGCACCATGCAAAAGATGAGAAGTATCTTTGCAGAAAGTGCGAAAGCGTATTAAGAGATCAACTCTCTGACATTCCTACCCTGCAACAAGAATCAAAAGGATTCCTGGTTCCAGGTAGAACTGGGTCAGGATCTCGTAACTCAGAAA